ACGTAATCCTTCTTCATATTGTTTATCTCTTTGTTTACGTGACTCTTGATCAACATCAATAAAATCTAAATATTCTTGAGCTAAAGCGTTAAGAACATCCTCATCAAACACTTCAGCCAAGTTCTCATAGAACTCTGGGTTTTTGCGTGGGCTTTGTTTTTCTTGGAAGTTAATAACTACCGAACCATCATCCAATTCAATGACTTCTTGTTCAGCATCTTCTGCATCAAGACCTAACGTATCAGCGTAATACTCTACTTCAGAATCTTTTTCGGCTGCATCTTGGATATCATTTTCTTTGTCCAGACTAGGAAGTGCTGCACCGGCTTGAATAGGTAACTGTGGATTTGCCATGAATTTGTATGAATTATTTGATCATCCCAAGCTCAACGAGCTTAGGTTTGAGAATAGAGAATTGCTCTGGTGTGAATGTGGCGCTTACCGAGCCATCTTTTGCAAATTTGAATTTTGGAGGTGTACGGCCATTTACCATCAATTCTGCTTCCATCTGTCTTGTGGTTGGGCCACCTTCGGCAAATTTGGGGAGCATGCCAGATTCCTCAAACAAAAACTGCTTGGGGGTTTTAAGCATGCCGGGAGTATCTGGGTTGATGCCAGCCTCTTCCAAAAGCTTTTGATGGGGAGTTTTAAGCAGATCGATCATAATTGTGTCCTATTTATACTAATGCATAATTATGCTGGTAACCGCCCTATTGGGCGTATGGATTAGAAAATCTTTTACCGGCAATATCGTCAGCATAGTCATAATCACGTGCAGGGAGGAAATCAAGCTGAAGCCACCCAGAATCCCTAAGAACCCGAAGTGCTTGGGAGAGGGAATCCACATAGTCATCGTGACCTTGCATTTCTGGAAACGAGCATACCTGACGGATAAACCGTTTGGCCCAAGAAGCAAACTCGCCTTTTTGTTCAGGATCTTCTGGAATAAACACTTTGCCCTTAGCAACCAGTGGGGCCACAATGTTCAAACGTTGCACTTTGTCAGCGCGCCCAGGATTGTATCCACGGACTGGCACACCAGAACCTTGGAGTTCTTGGATGAGCGAGATACCCGCCGATTTGTCTTCCATCAGTATGAGGTCTGCTTTACGGCCTTTACCAAAATCATTGTCCGCGCCATACACAACCTCTTTAAAGTCCGAAATGACTTTACGACGCAGTTCAGGATAGGCAAGGTGTTCGTCCCATGAGTCTAACAGAATAACCGCAGTGCCAGCGTCTTGTTGTTCAAACACACCCCACACCGTACAAGCAGTTGGGTCGTTCATTGTCTTTTCGCTGGTGGCCGGATCGTATGAAGCAATCACATACTCGAGCGTTGGGGTTGGTCGATTGGCCGGCCACAGACGGAACTGTTTGCGTTTGATAATACCAGCAGACTCTGGATCTAAAATCTCGCCATAAATTTCCTGACGACCAATGTCGGTGCCATCGTACGTCTCTAACTGTTTGAAAAATGTAGCAGACAGGTTATCTTTGTTGTCGTATGAACTGGCATTAACAACATAAACGTCGCCGCCTATCTTACCTTCATTAAGGTCGACGATGAGTTCCCGAGGTTTGGGGGTTGTAGTGATAATCTGTTGCACCCGAGGGATGCGGGGGTCTTTAAGTCGAAGGGTAAACTGAACGCCATCATAAGCGTCGTCGAGGTAATCGAAAGCGCACAGCTCGTCGAACCAGGCTCCATGGTATTGCTTACCTCGATAACGTTCTGGCTCGGAGGCGGGGATGCCTTGGATAATGGATCCGTTAGTGAGGGTGATTTCAAAGAGAGACTTGTTGTAGTCTCGGATGAGGCTACGTGGGATAATATTAAGGAGTCCGGAATCTCCCTCAAAACAAGTCGCTCGTATGTCGTTAGAGGTTGGGGCGGTGACGAGCCAGCGTGTGTTGTCGTACTTCCAAGCGCGAATGCCAATCCAATGGCTAGCAGTGTGCGTTTTGCCAGATCCGCGACCGGCAAGCATAAGAAAGGTGTCGTATTCTCCATCTTCAGGTTCTTTTTGATGAGGTAGCGCCTGAAGCGCCCATTTGACTTGCCATAGAGTAGCTTCAAGTTGTTGTTTTGGCCAGTGTTTGTGCGCTTCGGCAAATTTTTTAAGGGTGAGTTCTTGTTTTGGGGTTAACATACTGCGATAAATCCTTCTCCGACAAGAATTGAATTATTTTCCCCGTCAGTCTCAATGTGAACGCACATACGCGGCGCAACGGGTTTAATCTGCGCAATAAATCTGCGCCCATAATGTACTTTCACTGGCGGTGAGACCTGATTGTGTACAAGTGGGATGCGAGATTTAAAAGTAACAGTGTAATCTTTCTTCCATTTATTATACTCGATAATCGTTTTGCTGCCAAGTGACTCTACCAGACCAGCAACTTGTAAGACAGTGCCATAATGTCCATTCGTAAACCGAAACTCATCGTACTTTGGCGAATACTGGCGCGATTTGGCGTGCAATATGCCACGCAGCAACTCAATTCGCTGCTCGACGGACGCAAGCAGATAGTTTTCCGGAATTTTGGTCGGGACATTGGGGATTAACTGGCTGTGAATCGTGGGGCTAACGGAAAACGCGCGATTTTTGGTACGCAGTATCTCGTGATTGCGCACTTTGTAACCATGGTCTTTGAATTGTTCGCGCACAAATTCCTCTTTGTCCATGGGAGCAGCAAGTTTTCCGGTGGATTGCCGGGCAAAAAACCAAAATCCGAATAGGAAAGGCGGGATTGGGAGCGTCTGGTGTGGGAATTGGAGCGGGTGCGCTGTCGGAATGGAGTACAACGACCGGTTAAATCCATTTCGTAGCGGCGTTTCTAGCAGATCATCGGTCGTGTAATACTTTAACGGCCGTCTGAATTTGCGTTTGCCCTTGTAAGCTAAGAGGCGCTCACGATATTTCTTTGTTTCCAATAGGAAACCAAGCTTGCTGTCGCCCGTTACCGATAGGTGGTCGTTCAGAATCACCTCGTAGCAGGTCTCTGAGTAGTATTGCTGCACCAGTTTTACTTTTACCAGCTTGCCAGTGTTGTCAAACAGGTAGTCGCCTTGGATTATTTTGCTAGCGGGTTTCCAATAATCAAGGGTTAGTACTTTTTCGTTTGCTGATATCGCCATAAAAATTTTCTAAGACCCAACGGTCTAACCAAAGCCCAAGCGGGGCGCGAATTCTATTTTGAATCACGACGGGCAGCTTTTGGATATCCAGATTGGCCGTTGTCACTTTAAGCCGGAACTCAATGTACTTGGCTGTTTCTTTATCCAATATTTCTACTGGCACATCGACAGAATCAAAATTGTACAAGTCACAAACCAAAACCCGAAGACCGGTGAGTCTTCCAGCTGTATTTTCCAATGCGCCTTGGATTTGGTAAACATACTTGTTCATATACCAACTAATGCAAAGAAATCCACGTTTGTGACGTTGTTTTAAAAATAAATGCGGTGAAGACGGGGTTGTCGATGTATTTTCAACTCCATTTGAGAATATTAAATTTATTTTTATTTATTTTTAAAATAAGTTAAATAAACATCGGATACACCGGATACCCCGCAGTGCCTTGATTTCATTGAAGAAAATTTACAAAAATTGTGCGGGGTTGACGGGGAAGACGATGAAGACGGGGAAGACGACGTTTGTTTGTGGATAACTCAGGTTTTGATGTTGTAAAAAAGAGACACTTTTGTAGCAAAAAATTATAAAAAAAAATTTACAAACTTGCGTTTTGACCGGGTCCCCGGCCCGGGGGGAGGGGGTCTCCTTTTAAGGGGTATCGACTTTAAAACAAACCCCCTCAATGCCTGCCCGAAAGCATGCTTATATACCGCATTGCGAGATTACATTCCGCATTATGAAACAATACAGCGATGCGTTAGTGAGCGCTCACACACTTAGGCTATGCACCACAATGGTGCACTGCGTTGCAGCGCAGCATGATAGTGAGTACTTACTGACGATGCACCAGGTTGGTGCACTACATTGCGGCGCAGCATAGCAGTATGCCAATGCACCAGTATGGTGCACAGGATGGGGGCTAGCATTATGTTAGTGAGCGCATACTAACATAGAGGCAGGGCAGCAGGCTGGCGGTTAAGCAATGCACCAATATGGTGCATGAGCTGGTCGCGGCAATATGGCGGGACGCGTACGCGATGAGGCGGCATTGAGGGTGGGCGGAATACTGTTAGATTGTGCAGCGCGGGATATACCACAAGATCCCACAATCTCCCACTAAGGGTAAACCCTATTAGGGTTTAAAGTTTGAAAACCTAGGGTTTTCCCTAATATACATAGCGTATAGATAGCCGTTATATTGTGTATATGGCAGCAATTAAGCAGCCATTACATAAGAGGATCTAACATTATGAATACTATCAAACTATCGAAGACAAGCAAACTAGACGGCATTATGTCATGGAGCTTGCAAGCATTAGACACTTGTCCAGGCAGCAAGGCCGAAGGCGGCGGCCTAGTGCCAGCATGTCAAGGCTGCTATGCCACAACAGGGAATTATAGATTTAAGAATGTCAAAGCGCCGCGCGAATTCAATCGCAAAGATTGGCAGCGCGCCGAATGGGTTCGCGATATGGTTCAGGCGCTGGATTCGTCCCGTTACTTTCGTTGGCTAGATTCAGGCGATCTATATAGTGTAGATCTCGCTCGCAAGGTTTACGAAGTAATGGCCGCGACACCATGGGTTAAGCATTGGTTACCTACTAGAATGTATAAGTTTGCCAAGTTTGCCGATGTATTGGCGGCAATGGAGGCGCTGCCCAATGTAGTAGTAAGGCGCTCTAGTGATTCAGTAAGCGGCGAGATTGTAAGCGGCGCGCACTCATCAACCATTATAAGCAGCGCGGAGCAGCTGCCAAGCGGCGCGACATTGTGCCGCGCGTATGAGCATGGCGGCACTTGTAACGGCTGCCGCGCATGCTATGACAAGGCCGCGCCAATTATTGCTTATATGGCGCATGGCAAAAGCATGGCCAAGGTAATACGTATCATGGCGGCGGCTTAATCATGGAGGCGCGTTATATTTTTGTGGTCTTTTACCGGCACCATGGCGAAGATTACAGCGCCGTATTTCAGGGCATGCGCAAGGCGAAGGCCTTCGCGCGTGTCACCGGCGGCAGAGTAGAAGCACAATTGTCCAATGTATTTAATAGGGAGGTTTAATCATGCTTAGAATTATGTACTCTTATGTTGTGGATCTATTAGGGTATATCCTAATATCATTTATTTGGTGCGGCGTTATTCTTGCACTATTCGATTGTTTATAAGGGGTTTGATTATGAGAAATTATAGAGTAGTGACTAGGCAATATACTTATTTAGTGGCTAATGTTATGGCTAATAGTAAAGAAGAGGCCGGCAAAATCGCCTTAGAATCTGATGCTTTAGACTGGGATTGGTGCGATTATGGCGATTCAGAAATTGAGTTAGTAGAGGAGGATTAATTATGTACTACTGCAATGAATTTTGGTTTGATACATACGAAGAGGCGCGCGAATACGCCAATTTTCTAACGCGTCACGCCGGCATATATCGCGCTATTTTTACCCGCGCTGAAATGATCGCGCATAATATGGAGGCATTATCATGAGATCAATCCAATCACTAGCCGCGCAAGCCGGTAGAGAAGCCCGCGCCAATGGTTTACCATGCGATCCCAATGGCGGCACGTATCGCACCCGTACAGATGACGAGCAAGCCCAATATGAGAGCGATCAAGCATGGTGGGCTCGTCAATCTATTATTAAGTGTTACGGCTCAATGGATAATTATTGCCGCATTTTGCGCCGCCAGCATGGCGTACACGATCACCCAGTAAAACCACAGGAGCATACAAAATGATTGATTTAAACGATATTGAGATTATTGAAGGCGATACAACGGCCACAACCCAGCAATACTATGAATCCATTCAGAAGGCCATCAACACCGGCTTATGGGGTTTACAGGGCTCTTATGGCCGCACAATGATGGCGGCTATTAACGATGGCTATTGTATGCTAGGCCGCAATGAAGCGCACGACTACTACGGCAACCATATACCAAGCCGCGACCAAGTGCAAGCCGGTACAAAGGGATCATTTGATTATGTCGCGGCAGAGTGCGGCGAAGGATGGGCACAACATATGAGCGAGGTGAAATAATGAATGTAGATAAAATTAAAGCAATGGTATCGGATCTTAATTACCAGTATTCTAATTTAGTAGAAGCCTCGGTACAAGAGGCAATAGATGGGCAACCCGATGCCGAATGCGACACCATGTTTGCAGAGATTCAAACCTTAGTTAAATTGATATACAAAGAATTGGAGGAGGTATGATGGACAAACTAGAGCAAGCCTATACCATGGATTTATTGGCGCGTCTTACTGAATCGATCGAGACATACCTAGACGATGATCGCTGGGATGGCATAGACGCGATGCACAAGGAGATTAAAGAAGCCAATAAGCTAGTACGCAAATACTATAAACGTATGCGTGCACAACAGGCAGCAGAAGAGCAAGACGCGAAGCAGACTGAATGGTTACGAAAGGCCAATGCAGCAATTAGAGAAGGGAGCGTATGATGACTAGATATACCATCACCATGGAGATTACAGTCGCGGACACAGACGCGCCGCCGAGCGACTGGATGCCAGTATCAATTGAGGCATTGATGGAAGACGGCGAGACAATCGACTATTTTGTATGTGAGGAGATTAAATAATGAGATACGAAGTGCAACAAGCTACTATATGCGACGGATGGACAAATACTTGGCATGAGTACGACGATGACAACAACGAAGTACCAATGACCTTCGATACATTCGAGGAGGCTCTATTGGAGCTAGACGAGTACTTGTACGACATTGAGAAAGCATACAACATGGGAGATATTGATTCACCTGAAGACCGCGACAATTTTAGAATTGTAGAGGTGAAATAATGAAGCGAGAATATACTGTAAATTTATTGGTGCGTCGTTCTGATTCAATTGAACCATGCCAAAAATGCAGCCTCCAATACCAATGCGATGCGAATCGCTTAGCATGTACTCAGTTTAGATTTTTTGTAAACACTGGCCGCATGCCAGTCGATAGTGCGCGATATCCAACACGCGAGATTTATATGGATGTATTTCACAATGAACCAGCAATGACAAGGAGAGCAACATCATGAGAGTAGGCACAATTTACTATAACAAAAACACCGATACCACCGAAGTTAGATGGTCAGATAATTTTGTTGTAGACCAATGGATTACTAAAATGGACGTACTAAAAGACGTTCAGGGTATAACATGGATGGCATATGATTATGTACACGACAACCATGACAACAAATACAATGGAGACGGGTATATCCCCGAAACATTACAAGGATAAATGATGACACACACAATGAAGTTTAATAATATCAACGAGATGATAGAGTGGATTGTAGAGAATGAGTTTTACAACCTATTGCCAGTAGACTTAACCATTCATTTAGGAGAATAATATGTTGCACGAGATCACAATGCGTACTATTGAAGATTACTTTCAAAAGCCAACCGATGACATTGACGAGTTAGGTCATATTGACCGAGAGATCAAGCAGCTAGAAAGCAGAGCTCGAGCACTTAAAGCCAGACTGATTGAGCGCGGCGTTGGCGTGTATAAAGGTGTACGATTTACCGCCGAAGTGCAACACTATGCACGCGCAACCATTAGCCCCATTTTGGTTAAAGAGTTTGGCACTACCGACTTTGTCGCGCAGGTAACCCAAGTTAAATCCGTTGATGCTGTTGTAGTTAGAGAAATCGGAGTATAATTAAATGCGATTCGTTGGGTTTATACTTTTAATCATTGGCGCAAATGCCTATGAACACGATTACTACAATGGAATAGAGGGCATAAGATGGGATACACTTGGCATGGTTATTGTAGGATTTTTATTGTTATTCCCGAACTTCATCAGTTTATTCGGGGATAGAAATGTCAAAAGAAAATGATTTATTAAGCGACTACCTAAACTCACTATATGGCATTGAACCATTGACAACCGAGGAGGAACACGAGCTAGCTGCTCGTATCTCCCAAGGTGATGCACTGGCATTAGACAAACTTATTACCCATAACCTTCGGTTTGTGGTGTATGTGGTGCGTAAGATGACAGCATGGGCACATGGCAAAGTGCCAGTAGAGGATATGATCGCGATGGGCAATGAAGCGTTATTCAAGGCGGCGCGGCAATGGACACCAACCAATAACGCGCGCTTTGCCACCTTTGCAAAATCGTTCATTTTGATGGATGTCAGGCGCAATCTTGACAATACCGCCAATTTGATTCGTTTGCCTATCAATATCATGGAACAAATTAAGAAACTCAATTACAATGATAGAGTGTTATTTCAGATGCTTGGGCGCAAACCCAAATCGTCAGAATTAGCAAAGATCATGGGAATATCGGAATCAAAGGTGCACCAGCTACAAGGGTATATCACACGCGAACCGATATCACTTGATAACATTAACCAAGAAAAATACATTGAGGAACTTAACGATGATTAAACTGACCGATGAACAACAAAAAGCCTACGACCGCTTTATAAAGGCTAGAAATCGAGTCGGAATTGTAAGAACGGCCAAGCAATACCCGTATGTACCATTAAAGGAAGTAATACAGACAGTTGACCAGGAGCAGTTAGGCCATCCCTTGTTTGAAATAAATATGGAATGGCTGGAGTATTTAGAGGCATCGCTAGCATGGTGGAAAGTTGAACCATCGTTCAGGCATGACGAGCGTATGCGTATGAGCCGGGGAGATTACGGCGTAGAGGATTCTTGGGAGGATCGATAATGAAATATTTATCAGTATGTAGTGGAGTTGAAGCTGCTACAGTGGCTTGGCATGATTTAGGCTGGCAACCAGTAGCATTTTCGGAGATTGAAAAGTTTCCAAGTGAAGTATTAGCGCATCATTATCCTAATGTGCCTAATGTGGGCGATATGACTAAATATAAGGAGTGGAATTTAAATGACTCAATTAACCTTCTCGTTGGAGGAACACCATGTCAATCCTTCTCCGTCGCAGGACTCAGAAAAGGGCTTGAAGACCCAAGGGGTAACCTCATGCTCACCTATGTTGGAATTCTTGACAAGTTTAGACCCAAGTGGTGCGTTTGGGAAAACGTGCCAGGTGTCCTCAGTTCAAACGGAGGACGGGATTTTGGTTCCTTCCTCGGGGCGTTGGTCGAACTCGGGTATGGGTTCGCATATCGGGTGCTTGACGCTCAAAACTTTGGAGTACCCCAGCGCCGCCGTCGAGTCTTCGTTGTTGGATGTCTTGGAGACTGGATCAGTCCATCAAAGGTTCTTTTTGAGCCCGACTGCTTGCTCGGGGATTCTAAGAAGAGCCGCAGTAAGAAACAAGGTACTCCCGCCTTTACTTCAAGCAGCTTTGGAGGCTACAGTGAGGGCGTCGGAACAGTCAGAGCCAGCGGTGGAGATCTCGGTGGCGGATCAGAAACCCTAATTGCTACACCAGACTTAGAGCACACCATTGATACAACTGGCACGCAAGGTGTTGCGTATGGGTTTACCCAATGCGACGCAGCCCGTGACATTGGTGATGATGTCAGCCCAACATTACGCTCGGGTGGTGATGGTGGTTATCCTAACCACGCTGTTGCATACTCGATTCGTGAAGACGCTAAAGCAAACAACTTCTCTGCCACAGCGTTAGAGGTGACACCAGCGCTCCAGGCGTTACGCCCTTCGGTTCAATCACACCATGCTCAAACTTTCATAGCACAGACCATGGCAGTGCGTCGCCTAACACCAGTGGAGTGTGAACGCTTGCAAGGCTTTCCCGACAACTACACCAACATCCCATGGCGTAAAAAAGACGAGGCACCAGACGGCCCACGCTACAAGGCAATGGGTAACTCCATGGCGGTTCCTGTGATGAAATGGATTGGACAAAGAATAGAGGAGATGGTATGACGATAATACCTACAGACATTTATGACAAAGAGGGCAATATGCTCCGCATTGAATTCCATGACAGCAAGGGTGATTTTGCCTTTCAGGTGTTATGGGATCCAAGAGACGAGCAAACCAGTACTAATTGTGAGGAGTTGCGTAAGTATGCCTACCGGATGGCTGACCAATTAGGCTATGAGGTGAACAAATGACCAAGCAGCAACGCTCAGACCTATTGATCAAATGGCTGCTTGTTTTTGCAGCAGCTTACTTTCTTGGGCATATTGCCCTATATCTCGTGAGGTTATAATGAAGACACTTATCTGTGCAGTTTGGTTATATGCCGTTTCTTTACCGGTTTTTGCTGATGTGGTGGTTATTCAGACTCCAACCGGTCCTCAAACCACTTGCATCGTTTTAAAAGGGTTAATTAGCTGCTCATAATCGACTCTGTCTCCATTTAAATCGTTATGAATCAACGACTTGCGGGGTATCCGATGTTTGTGCGGTGTTTGAAATGAAAAATGCTGAAAAAACCACTTATAAATCAACGACTTGCGGGGTATCCGATGTATCCGATGTATTTTCAAGTCATTCCATATAATATTTATTTTTTATTTTTTATTTTTTAAATAAACATAAATAAACATCGGATACACCGGATACCCCGCAGTGCCTTGTTTTTAAAGGAGATTTTTTGGGAAAATCGTGCGGGGTTGACGGGGAAGACGATGTTCATAAAACTGTCACAATTATTTTTCACAATGTGAAACGAGGATTTGCATTAGTAAGTATAACAAAAGAGAAAAAATGATCAAACCGACACCACTACCAGTCCAGTTCAACAGCATACCGATGGAACTCAAGCGCATCCCGCGTTGGGTACTTTGGAAGTTTGTTGAAATTGGCGATGAAAGCAATAAACGCTGGTCAAAGATCCCCACACAGGCATCCGGCCAACCTGCCAGCTCAACCAATCCGGATACATGGACAGACTTTCTGACTGTCCAGCATGAGTATGAAGCCAACCCAACCAAATACGCAGGCATCGGATTTGTTTTCTCCGGTGACGATGATATCATCGGTGTCGATCTGGACGACTGCTACGATGTCCATGCCGGCAGTTTCATAAATGCTGCATCGCAACAATTAGCCTCCCAAATTGATGGCTATATGGAGATCAGCCCATCGGGCACTGGCGTCAAAATATTCACACGCGCCAATCTGCCAGCCAGCCACGTTGACCATGCCATCGGTTTGGAGATATACCCCAAATCGCGATTCTTTACAGTCACTGGGCACCACCTTAGCGGCGCCTTACCGAGCGACGTTCAAGACCTGACGACTATCGTGCCACCACGCACGATAACTCGGACAGGGGATGCCTTTGCTGACTATGTGCCACCACTCGAAGACTATGACGTGGCGCGGGTCGAGACTGAGATCCTGGCCAATCTACCCCAAGAGATGTACGGGTATGACGATTGGCTTAAAGTCGGCATGATCATGCATCACCAGTTTGATGGCGACGTTGAAGCGTTAGAAGCATGGGATCGTTGGAGCTCACAAGGACCGGACTACCACACCGATGCATGTGCCAGCAAGTGGCGAACATTCAAAGGATCTGGCGCAACATTGCGCTCGCTCTTATTTATTGTCAATCAGGCCAAACAGGTCGAGGCGCTCAAACGCGGCGAGATTATCCTTGATCAAAATGTCATGAATCAGGCGCGTGTATTCCTAGACAATACGTACTCCAGTGAAGAAGGCTATCGTCTTGTGCACTATGCTAGTGACTTTTATATGCATGCCAAGACACACTACGAGATTATCGAAGAGGCCACGATTCGCTCTGAGCTGTACAAGCTCTTAGACAAATGTCAAAAGACTGGCAAGCAAGGCGCTCTTTTGCCGTTCAATCCAAACCCAGCGTCTGTCTCTGCAGCCCTTGATGCTACTAAATCCATTGTGCACTTGCCAAACCATGCACATACCAAACCACCGATTTGGTTAGCTGACTATGCTCAGTCCAAACCGGACGCATCTAAATTGATTTCACTGCAAAATGGTTTATTCCATCTTGAAGACTCAATTTTGCTGCCACACTCACTAGGTTTCTTTACTCAGAACTCATTGCCGTTTGAGTACAACCCACAGGCACAGTGTCCGGTGTGGATGCAGTTCTTACAATCTGTATGGCCGGACGATCAAGAGTCGATTGACTGCCTGCAAGAGATGTTTGGTTATATCATCTCAGGCGATACTCGCCAACAGAAGTTTTTTAATATCATCGGCCCACGCCGTTCAGGCAAGGGAACTATTAACAAAGTGTTAGTCGAGCTATTGGGGCAACACAACACTGTCGCACCTGAATTAGGAGAACTTTGTGATACCTTTGGTCTGCAGCCTTGGCTGGGTAAGCTCCTCGCTTCTTTTACTGATGCAAGAGCACCTGACCGCAATCGATCTGCTGTTGTATCTCAGTTGCTCCGTATTGTGGGCGGCGATACCATTACTGTCAACCGAAAAAACAAAGAGTCTTGGAATGGTTATCTCCCTACTCGCATTGTTATTTACTCTAACGAGGTTATTCAGCTAACGGAAAACTCCAACGCGCTCACCGGCCGTATGATTATGTTTAAGATGACCAAGTCGTTTTGGAGTAAGGAAGACACCGATCTGTCATTCAAGCTGCGTGGTGAATTGTCCGGTATCTTTAACTGGGCAATGGAAGGACTCAAGCGCCGCTTAGCCCGTGGCGGTTACTTCATTCAGCCTCAGTCTGGTAAAGAGCTTTTAGACCTTGCTGCTAAATCAGGCAATCCGTTCTTGGAGTTTATGGAAGACACACTAGTACTAGATCCAATGGCATCGGTTAAGAAGTCTGAGCTGTATGAGTGCTGGAAACATTGGGCGATTAAGAAGGGCATGCCGCCTGGCACCGAGCAGGCGTTCAAGCGTCGCTTTGCAGCGGCAACACAGGAGAGCGGCATTCAGGCACAAGAGACTCGAGTGAACGGAGAGCGTCTCAATCTATTTGCCGGTGCGAAGTTTACTGAAAGGGCGCAACGCCACGTGGATCAGCAGGTAATTTTTGAAGAGGACATTTACTAATGATTAGTTTATTGACTGCATTTTTTATGTATTATTCCGATGCACCATGGTATTGGTGGGCTGTATGGATTGTAATCTTCACAGTCCGCAGTCTGTCTCAACTCATCTCTTTGTATATAAAGATGCAATGAAATCGTTTCAATTTCCACGCATCGTCAAACGCAAACTCTTCACCATCATCTTTGGCGGTGTGGGTAAGCGCCGCTACGTGCAGGACTTTATGTCATACACACCAAGCCCACTGACGCGTGTTGTTGCGCCCCTATCAGTCAAGCGTTTTAAAATGCAGAAGATCCGCCGCGCTCATCAAGGCTGGCGCAACAGAACGTTTGGCACTATTCAGGCAATTAAGATTCGGCTACAATTTGGCAGACGACCTGTAGTGCCACAGTTTAGGAGATAACATGAAGCTATATAATTTAAAACATGGTGACAACTTCAAGATCATTGATCAAGAGATCAAGGTGCCACCAGCCGCACCACAACCAGCCGATGACGTAACGTATCACTACACCCACGTTGACGGTATGTACGCACCATGCGAAGGCACAGACGGTGAGCGTTATTATTTTGCCGCATGGACAGAAGTGGAGCTAGTATGAGAGACGGCGGCAAGGGTGACAAGCAACGCCCACTTAGCGTACCAAAGGAGCAGTTTGAGAATAACTGGGACGCTATATTTGGTAACAAGAAAGAAGAGTGGGATCCATACGAGTACCTATGCCCAAACTGTGTATCACCATGGAAGTGCAATGGACCACACATACAGGAAGAAAACGATGAACGCAAATGAACTAGCTGAACTAATTGAGCACTTAGAAAATGCAAAGTATATTGGTGCAAGTAAAGCTGCCACCATGCTACGCCAGCAACAAGCTGAAATAGAAGCGTTGAAAGAAGCATTGAGTATGAAAGTTATTCTTAACGAACATGCCCAACAGTCAATGAAAGAAATCAAGGAGCTATTGAAATGACCACCTTCACCACACAAGACCGGCAAGATGCCGAACGAGACGGAAAATGCCAACACTGCCAAAACGGGTGTATTGCCTGTGATGCTAGAGTTTTATTAACTCAAGAAGTGTTACGCATCGGTGAGATATTAGGCTTGAAGACAACCAGCTCCGACTACAACGCCTTCAAGGTAATGGAAGTCATCAAGCAACTCATCGACGCCAGCCGACTCGCCAGCAAGCCAATGAAAAAGCGCCCGTTGACCGACCAAGAGTTACTTAAAATGGCATCAGATAAGTTTCATTACACCGAGTACAAACTCGCAATCGAGTTCGCCCGTGCCATCGAACGCGCCCACGGAATAGGAGAATAGGAGAATAGGAGAATAGGAGAATAGGAGAATAGGAGAATAGGAGAATAGGAGAATAGGAGAATAGGAGAATAGGATGATTATAGAAAACGACAGCATTCAGATTAACATTTATAAAAGCACATGGTTCACTGGCACACCATTCCAGTGGAACAACAAGAGACTTAACGGTGGTGACATGTACTCATGCTACCGATTTGGACCGCTACTTATCCACGTTAGAACCAAACCCAGACAATATGAATGGAAACCATGAGCTTCACCATCTACCAAGCAGACGGGCTCAAAGTCATCCAGTGGTTCCGCTCAACTGATGAACTAATTGCCAGTATGCTGGCCAACCCTAACCACAAGTATCACCGAAATGACTAAACTGCCTAAACATCAAACCAAAAAAGAACAAAAAGAGATGGACAAATACCTCAAAGAGAAGTTTGCAGAAATTTCGAGAGGCCAAGAGCTCATCCCTGTTGTGCTTGACCGCGCAACATGGGAAGGCATAGTATATTCAATTAACTTAGCATTAAAACTGGAGAAAAAACATGGCAACAAAAAAGATTAAAGTAGTAGAACCAGCAATCGTAGAAAAATCTGGCAAAGTAGTTAAAGGCACACCAGCCGAGAGCCACGAACAAATTATCAAAAAGACTGGCAAAGCAGCCAAAGGTGCTAAGCATGAATTTGTATTATCCGATGGCAAGATTGCTACTCGCACCAAAGCAGCCAAAGTCGCTAAGGCCGCTGGTGAAGTAAAGAAACCTGGCAAAAAACTACACAGCCATGAGCTACGTCAAGGCCTTGGTATCAAGAAAGCCAAAGAATGACCAAGAAAAAACCACTTAATATAGAGTTTGTACCCGGCTGGGCTGACGAAATGGAGTTGACCCAAGATGAATATGATGCGCTGGTAGATGGCATAAAACAATTAGTAGCTACAGGAGAGATTTTTGAAAACGCAACCCCAATCGACGAGCTGGACGAAGAAGAGCAGCAGGAGATCCTCGAATCGCTCAATCGCAAAAACGTTCGCCACTAAGCGCCCGTACTATGTAGCAGACACCGGCCATTTTGGTATTCCAATCAAAGTGTGCTTCTCGGATAGCGCATTCCAGCAGGCTGTCAAAGATTCTAAAATCACGACACGCCACAATGCTTTAGACGTGGGGCTTGCCGAGTCCCATTTTATCGAGCAAGAGGGCACACAGAATGCCATGTTGGCCATTGTGTTTAACTACGAAGAGATGGCCAAAGAGACTGCACTCGAGCGCATGGGTGTGATTTACCATGAAGTAAGCCACACTGTTACGCACGTATTCGAATTCATTGGTGAAGACGATGCAAAGATTGGCGATGAGTCACGCTCCTACCTCGGTGAACATATTTTTAAACAGGTATTCAGTATTTACGCAACGGAGGAAGATAAGCGTGAGCGTTCTGGAAAAAGAGATAGAGAAGCATTTAAACAACTTGGTGAAAAAGTCAAAGGGACTAAGCTACAAGTGGATCAGCAGCGTGACCGGAGTCCCGGATCGGATAGTATTCATCAACCAAAAAGTGTTTTTCGTGGAACTGAAAACAGCGACGGGGACTCTGAGCAAGAGACAAGAACTGGTTTTTGATGCCATCGGTGAGGCTGGTTTTCCAGTACATGTACTCCATTCCAAAGAAGACGTAGAGGATTTTATCAATGGCATTAAGTGAAAAAGAATGGCATATTGGAAGATACTTTGATGCGGCAAGAAGAAGAGCACGTTTAAAGGACATTCCGTTCAACCTCACTTTGGAATATTTAAGAAGTATTGAATCCGACTTTTGTCCTATCTTTCACACCCAGTTAGAATGGGGGCGTGCTAAAATGGGCCGAGGAAAAATGAAACCAAATGGCGCGCAGTTAGACCGCATCATTCCAGAATTAGGATATGTGATTGGCAACGTGGCTTTTATATCTCACCGCGCTAATCGAATAAAAGACAACGGCACAATGCAGGAACATTATGACATTGCCGATTGGATATGGAACCACATACATGCTAAAAAGAACACAACTACATAACTACCAGCAAGCCATGATAGAAAATGCCAAGACGCACCCGCATCTTGGCTTATTTCTGGAAGTAGGCTTAGGTAAAACGGCAACCGCATTGACCATCATTGCGGAACAGTACAAAGGCAAAACGTTAATTGTTGCGCCCAAAAAGGTAACAGAGACAGTGTGGCATAAAGAAGCTGCAAACTGGGAGCATTTATGCCATTTAAAAATATCGATAGTGCTCGGTTCTGAGAAACAGCGTATTGCTGCTTTGCAACAGGACGCTGACATCTATGTAATTAATCTTGAAAACTTAGTATGGCTAACCAGCCGCCCAGAAATGTTAGTGTTCACTAACTTTGTTGTTGACGAAAGCCAAAAGTTTAAGGATACAAGCACCAAAAGATTTAAGGCAATTAAGAAGTTTCTTAAACAGTTTAAGCATAGACTTATATTAACCGCTACGCCGTCACCACAGGGCCTACAAGACCTTTTTGGGCAGGTTGGTATACTGGACCTAGGAGAACGCCTTGGAAAGTCTTTAACGGCCTTTAGAGAAGCCTATATGATGCCGGATCAAATGAACCGACATACTCGAGTGGTATATTCTTGGAAACTAAGACCTGGAGTTGATACGATATTGAATCAAAAAATATCGGATATCTGTTATTCTCTCAAAGCCGAGGACTATCTGACATTACCGCCTGTAACAAATATTATACACAAAATAGAATTGTCTAATAACGCAAGGAAGCAATATGACCAACTTAGAAAAGACATGGTGCTTGAAATGGCGGGGGAAACAATTACAGCCCCAACTGCAGCGACACTATCGAACAAATTATTGCAATTCACTTCGGGCGCAACATACACGCAGGGTGGAGAATGGGTCGAAACCCATAGCGATAAAATGGAATTCCTTGCTGAGATCATGGAGAGTAATGTATCGCCGACCCTCATCTTTTACAACTACAAACATTCTTTGGAACGACTCAAGGCCGAGTTTCCTCAAGGTGTGGTGCTGGATGCTTCCAACATTGAGGCGTGGAAGTCTGGTGAAATTTCAATCCTATTCGCACACCCGAAATCCGCAGGCGCTGGGCTCAATCTTCAAAACAACTCAGGAAAGCTGGCCCAAATCGTATGGTTTGACAGCACTTGGAGCAGTGAAGAATACACCCAAGGCAACGGGCGTATTCACCGTCAAGGCCAAACGTCTCCGGTTATCATTCATCAATTAGTAATGGAAAACACATTGGATGAACACGTAGTCAAAGTTCTAGAGGGCAAAATAAATTTGCAAGATGCCCTTTTAGATGCCCTAAATTTTGCATTAGTATAGATATGGATAAAATTGAACTGATGAACGGCATCATCAAACTGGCTAGGCCAGCAATGCCGCAAGATTACAAACTGACTTCACTAGATACCCCATTATCTGATACGGGTATGGACAGCCTGGATTTTCTTATGGCCAGCATATATCTATCAGATGTGTATGGGGTATCGGAAGATGATCTCAAAGCTATGGTGATGACCCCAGAAAGCACAATAAACGACCTATTTGCTTACATGGAAGCCCACGCAACCATCACGCCAACCAACGCACAAGAAGCATTAAAGGCACTGGGATGACCATTTATCTGTCAGACTACCGCACTGCCAGTACGACCTACACAGAAATGTTGGAGGATGTGGATTACCCACAACGGGTGCATTGGTTCCCCGATACTTATGCCAAAGTAAAAACAGGCTTAACTTATGTGCCACACAAACTGGCTGATAAGGTTCTCGACCCCGCCTTATTGGCCAGCTTGCGCGAACGTTGCGGTAAAACCGCATTCATATTAGCTGCGGGTAATGCCCATTTTGCTGGCATCAACCCCAAAGATCCAGCGCCAAATCGTTTTGCATACGACTATCGGTTCTTAGCTCTGTCGCTTACTCAGGTATATGCTGGACGGATAGCCCAGCTGTGTGGGGCTCAGGATATGGTAATTACAGATTCATCAGCCTGCGCGTCCAGTCTTAAAGTCATGATGGATGTGTATAGCCTAATTAACTTTTATAAGTTTGATCGCGTTGTAGTACTAGCCGTAGAAGACACTGTAAACAACACAGTGCTAAAATTCTTTGGCGAAACAAAAGCGTCTCTTACAAAAGACATTGAAGACACAGGCATTAAACCATCAGCTTTTGATGACCACAACTACGGATTTAATATAGGGCAAGGTGCGGCGTTTGCGGTATTTGAGAATGATTCTTATTGTCAAATGCCTGTGGCCCGTTTACTTGGAGCTTATGCTTCCAGTGAACAAAGCACCAACGCAATCGGGCAGCGAGAAGATGGTGAAGGGTTTGTTAAAGCAGCGGCGGGCGCCCTGCGGATGGCCAACATGTCACCACGAGACATTAGCATTGTAAAGACCCATGGCACCGGCACAAAGTCAAACAATCAGTCGGAACGCAATGCTTTGTCAACACTGTTTGATTCGCCGTTTATTGCCACGTCTTATAAACAAGTAATTGGCCATACTATGGGCGCATCAGGTTTATTGGAAACCTGTTTGTTATTAGACAGTTTACGTTCTGGTCTAGTACCAGCAATCCCAAACAAAACAAAGCAAGATGACGTTTATTTGTCAAATGATTATCCTGTTACAAAACCAGTAAAGATTTTGTCTCAAGCTGCAGGAATGGGAAATATTTATGCAGCAGCAATTTTTGATACTCAGTTATGAAGAAAACAATAAGAACAAAACACAGAATTAAAGCCAGTACGCCGCGCCTGTCAGACGAGGATCCGGATCCAATTGAGCAGGATGACATGGAAAGCATCTCAGCCCAGTTGATTGAGGGATGGTTGCCATGGGATCCAGAAGACATTAATGATATCCGCAAGTTGATAGAAAACAACATGCCGCAAAAACAACAGTTTGTGCTTGAAGCGTTTTTAGACGGTTTAAATTATAATGATCTTCATGTAACTGAGAAGTATTGGCGGTATCATTTTGCTAAGGGCGTAGAGTTTATTAAAAAGGAACTGGGACTATGAATTTTATTATTGAACACAAAGTTAAAGGGCACTACGTCATGGAAACGTTACGTGGTGTAGAAGACATTGATACTTCCATGTACAAAGACATTATGGGTATTTGGGTTACTGACAGTGAAGAAGAAACACAGGTCATGGAAAAAGAATTAAAGGAGATGCGTCATGCACGATCCAGTGAATCAGCCTAGACACTACACAGAACATCCCTCTGGTATTGAGTGCATTCAAGTGACCGAGCACATGGGCTTTAACTTAGGCAATGCTGTTAAATATATCTGGCGTTGTGACTTAAAGAAAGATGCAGTAGAAGATTTGCGTAAAGCACAATGGTATATCGGTAGAGAGATAGCTAAGCGCATTAAGATTAACAAAGCAGATCCGGAGTGTGGAAAATGAACGCTTTTATTTTTGTATCTATTGTGTGCATTGGACAAAGCTGTAACTTTGTATCCAGTAACAAACCGGTAGATGAGCCAAAGTGTAAAGAGATGAAGGCGCAATTTCTAGCACTACCTTTTAGAAAAGAAACCACCCTGGCCGCCGCTCAGTGCATGGAGTGGGATGGTGAAAACAAAACAAACTGGAATATTAAATTATGATGATCGAAATTGACGACGATTTTACAGACGAAATTACTGCAGCCAACTTAGCTCAAAGCTACGTCAGCATTAAAGACATGATGAAAAACGGCACGCATTGGCATGAAGATGACATAGTTGCTTGGGAAGAGTTACTTCCAGCAATAATGATAGTCGGTAGTTGGTATAGTATTGACTTTCCCAGTGAAATTAAAAAAGCTAAAAAAGCAGGTAAAAAGAAATGAAATTATTTTGTGAATATGACCGATTTGAACTAGAGCAAGACATCATCAAAGCATGGGGTGTTGTCGAGATGATTGAAGAGTTAGTTCGCCAACATCTAGATCGTCCGCAAGGCCCGTTTAAAGAAGACGAATTAGCAAATCGTTTAGATGGTATCAAATATGTCACTGATATGAATTTTCAGCGCGTATGGGATGGATTTGAAATGATGCTAAAAAATGGTCACTTTGCCAAAACTCGGTTTGGTGACTCACCTGAAGTAGCAGTACCAAATACAGATGATAATAAATTATTTGAAATTTTAACCAAAAAGAAAGGCAGTAAAAAGAAATGACTGAACCAGTAAGCACACCGTTGGACGACAAGATTTTAAAATTGGAATTTACGGTTAAAGAAATTAACTCTATTTTGAATCTATTGGGTAACCTCCCATTCGTTCAATCTGTTGGATTGATCAATGCCATCCAGGCACAATGCACTCCACAGTTTGATGCGTTGCAGGCAGAAGAGACTAAAAATGAATCTGAAGCAGCTGCTTAAACGAGCAGGTGTGAGCAGCGACATCATAGCTGAGGTTGAACGTAAGGCCAAAAGAACCACGGCCGAACAAGAGATCGAACATCAAGAAAAGGCTGCCGCAATGGCCAAAATGATGCTCAATGACATGATGCCACACCTGCACTCAGCCTTGAACAAAACCCCTCCGCCCAAGCCCAAAAAGACCATTATCGTTCCTGACGATATGTAAGGGCGGATTTACAGCGATCTTTGCATTAGTAGATATAGGGCAAGCTGTGAAGCTCCCCTTGGGCTGGGGATACTCGGCTATCTACCATGGCTGTAAAGAAAGTCACAGGTTGCCAGTGCTTCCCTGCATAGAAAAACTGGCATTTTTACACACATCACATTACACACAGGAGATTTATCATGGTTTCACCATTTGAACTACGTTTTTCTATTTTTAACGCCGCTAAAGACCTTATGATTAAGCAACATGAAGCCAACATGGCTGCATGGGAAGTGCTTAATAAGACAACAAAAGAGGCTGCAGAATTAGCACCATCTTTTCCAACAACAGAAGAGATCATTGACAAGGCTATTGAAATCAATACCTTTATCAGCGGTCAGACAACAAAAGAACTAGCAAGCGTAGCTAAGAAGTTAGCTGGCGTTTCAGTAATATTCTAAGAGAGCATTATGGCAACTAAACCCGGTTTGTACGCAAACATCCACGCTAAACAAGAACGCATTAAAGCTGGTTCTGGCGAGAAGATGCGCAAGCCGGGTGCCAAAGGCGCTCCTACAGCTAAAGCATTTAAACAATCAGCCAAGACCGCTAAGAAATAATGGCAACCAAGAAAAAAGGCCCATCATTAGCTATTGGCCGTGGTGAAAAGCTGCCTGCATCTCAAGGTGCTGGGCTTACCGCCAAAGGTCGTGCCAAGTACAACCGCGAAACCGGTTCCAATTTAAAAGCGCCCCAACCAGAGGGTGGTCCTCGTAAAAAATCATTCTGCGCACGCATGTCTGGTATGCCAGGTCCTTTAAAAGACGAGAATGGCAAACCAACACGCAAAGCAGCATCTCTTAAAAGGTGGAAGTGTGGCAGCTAAAAAAGCACCCCCAAACAAAAAGTATTTTACCCAAGAAATGGCAGATACCATTTTAGAAATGGGTAAACAAGGCGCGTCCCAAAAAGCCATGTATGCCGCTATTGGCATCAGCAAGGCCACTGCAGCACGCCTCAAAAAAGAAGATCCGTTTTTTGCGGAAACCCTTGATATGGCCACTGTCTATGGTCAGGCATATTGGGAGAACCTAATGCTTGCGAACATAGAAAATAAAGCGTTCAATTCTAGGGTTGCAGAAATTTGTTTGCGCGGCCAGTACCCAGAAGAATACCGCGAACGCATGGATATTAAACAGGATGTAAAACAAGAGATTACCGTGGATTTCAACAAAGAAATAGCGAGTTTGATTTCCGCCCTTAAATCCTAATTATTTATTTTTTACTTTTTTACAAAAAGGGAGCTCAAAAGGCTCCCTTTTTTGCATTAGTAGATGTAGGTAAAAATTCTTAAAAAGGTAAAAATATGACTGCTCACGCATTACTCTCGGCGTCCGGTTCAAAAAGATGGTTATCATGCACGCCTTCAGCTCGCCTTGAAAGCACCCTTCCCGATCAGAAACGCAAGCCCGGGGCTTTTGACTTCAGCCAAGAAGGAACAATGGCCCACACATTGGGCGAAATAAAATTAAGGCATTACTACAATCAGATTGGAATTGAGGAGTTTGAACGTGAATACGAGATCATCAAAAACACGCCGTACTACAATGAAGACTTCGAAGCAAACGTCGACAATTACGTACTATATGTCCGTTCTCAAATCGGTGAGGGCGACACTCCGCTATTTGAGCAGCGAGTTGATTTTAGTGATTGGGTTCCCGACGGTTTTGGCACAGCGGATGTGGTCATTCTTTCTGAGCATGCCATTCGAGTCATTGATCTCAAATTCGGTAAGGGTGTGCCAGTATCAGCACTCGACAATACACAGCTACGACTATATTCTCTTGGTGCATATTCAAAATTTAAAGAAGATTTTCCGAACATCAAAGAAGTTAGCTACACGATCCACCAGCCTCGCTTGGACAGCATATCAACTGACGGCACGACCATCGCAAAACTGGTCGATTGGGCAAATTACTTCGTCAAACCCAAAGCCAAGAAAGCCTGGAGCGGTTCCGGAGAATTCCTTCCGGGTGAGTGGTGCCAGTTCTGTAAAGCAAAAGCACAATGCCGCGCCCGATCGGACTTCCAAACAGAACTCTCCAAATTAGAATTCCGCGACCCACCATTGCTCTCGGAAGATGAGATGTCAATGGTGTTAGGTAAAGCGCAGAACCTGCGCACATGGGTCAATGACGTCGAAGAGTATGCGCTCAACAAAGCAATCAGTGATAACGTAATTCCTCCAGGCTACAAGCTATCCACTAGCGTGACACATCGTCGCATCGCCGATCAAGGGTTAGCTGCTAGTGTGTTAAAAGAAAAAGGATTACCTGATGAAGCGATTTGGGAACCACGCAAACTCAAATCTCTAGCGTCATTAGAGAAGATGAACAAACAAGTGGCTGCATGGTTAGGTGATTTGGTAATGCGCCCAGAAGGCCAACCCAAATTAGTGAAAGCTAAAGACTTAAAGGCAGATTTTGAATGAACGCAATTTTAATAGCTGGAGTCGGAGTGGTTTATTTTATAATTGCCATAGATTCGTTTAGGAAAGGGCAATTAGGTATAGGGATATCTTTTTTAGGATATTGTTTAGGAAACGTAGGTCTATATTTGGTAGCTAAATGATCATAGAATATTTTGATTCAAAATTTGATATCCCGGATATACTGATTGACAAGTATGCCAAGGATTTTGATGGCTTGCCGGGCAGTAAGTACCGAGAAGGCGTCCAGCAAATCAGAGAATCAATTGAAGAGATACTAGATTTAATTGCCGAAGAACCAGAGTTGTTACATGAGGTAGAATACCTATCTGATTTTGTTAGCGCTCTGGCCATGAAGCAGGCGCTGTCTAAACTAGGTATTTTGTACGACGCCTAACTATCTCACATTGTGAAATATTTGTAGTAGAATTTTTGCATTAGTAGTTGTAAGGGTAACGATGCGGCCCCTAAAGTCCGCGTCACTTAAAAAGGTAAAAAGGTAAAAATTATGGCTAAATCAACTAAAGTGCAGTTTGTAACCGGTAAGGTACGTTTCTCTTTTGTTCATGTATTTGAACCAGCTGAGACACTGAACGGCTCTATGAAGTACTCCGCTTCTATTCTGATCCCAAAGACAGACAAAGAAGGAGTTGCTGCTTTTAATAAGGCATTTGAAGAAACAAAACAAGCAAACGTCGGTTATTTTGGGGGCGCTATTCCAAAGAACCTTAAAGGTGGTTTGCGTGATGGTGATGCTGAGAAAGATGACGCAGTGTATGCTGGTCACTATTTCTTTAATGCTAGCGGTAGCGAAAAGCCAGGCATCTTTGATGAAAATTCAAATGCCATTTTAGATAAGGCTGATTTTTATAGCGGTTGTTATGGAAAAGCTTCTATCACAATGTATCCATACGACATCAATGGAACACGCGGTATCGCTTTCGGTTTGAATGCCGTTAAGAAGTTAGAAGACGGCCAAAAACTCGGTGGCGCTGTAGTATCCGCAGCAGTATTCGATTAATAGTAGTACCCTGTAGTGGGCGGGGCGGCTAGAAACTGGTCGCCCCTTTTTGCCCTTTAGACCAACCATATAACAATAAAAGAAACCATGGATCAATATTACGTGTACCAGCACATAGATCCCGAAACCGGTGAATTGCTTTACATCGGAATGGGAAGTTACGAAAGAGCTTGGTTATGCCGAGGCTCTAACAGAAAGAAAAATCACCAAGAAAGATTGAATGAATTATTTGCGTTAGGCTATACAATGCAAGATGTTGTAAGCATAATGGCAAACGGCTTAAGCAAAGAAGCTGCATTAAGTTTAGAATTAACTAAGATTGAAAAGTTCAAACCAAGGTTTAATAATTTAAGTAATCCCGATTGGAAGTATCCATCAAAATTTGCTGATGAAGTTGTAACAATGATTAAAGCATTGGCAAAAATGGGATATGGTCCACAAAACACCGCCTTTTTATTAGGTGGAGATAAAAAGAAAAACGCAATGACAATTTGGAGATTAAACAATGGTTAAGATGGATCAATACATGGAATATATAGCAGCAAGCCGTTACGCCCGTTACCAAGACGATAAGAGCCGTCGTGAAAATTGGGGCGAAACAGTTGACCGTTATGTCGATTATATTTTTAGCCGTACACCAGCAATCACACAAAACACAGAATTAAAAACCGAAATTCGTAGTGCCATTTATAATCTAGATTTAATGCCGTCCATGCGCGCCATGATGACAGCAGGAAAGAGTGCCGATCGTGACAATACTTGCGTCTATAATTGCTCGTATCTCCCAGTGGATGACCCCAAATCCTTTGACGAAGCAATGTTCATTTTGCTTTGCGGAACTGGTGTTGGATTCTCAGTTGAATCCAAGTACATTAACAACTTGCCAGAAGTGCCAGAAAACTTGTTTGATTCCGAGCACACCATCGCAGTCCACGACTCCAAAGAAGGTTGGGCAAAGTCCTTGCGTCTACTCCTCGCCCACCTCTGGGCAGGAGAAATTCCACGTTGGGACGTTTCCAACGTACGCCCAGCCGGAACACGACTCAAAACTTTTGGTGGAAGAGCTTCCGGGCCGGAACCACTAGTTGACTTATTTAAGTTTACGGTTAATACTTTTAAACATGCAAAAGGTCGCCGATTAAACTCATTAGAGTGTCATGACTTGATGTGTAAAATTGGTGAGGTAGTTGTAGTGGGTGGTGTACGTCGCTCTGCTATGATTTCACTTTCCGATCTGGATGATGAAAGGATTCGACATGCAAAAGCTGGACCATGGTGGGACACAGCGCCACACCGCGCTCTTGCGAACAACAGTGCGGTGTATAACGAAACACCTACTGTCGGAAAGTTCATGGAAGAATGGCTATCACTTTACAACTCCCATTCCGGTGAACGAGGCATTTTTAATCGGGAGGCTGCTAAAAAGACGGTTGAAAAATACGGGCATCGAGATCCAAATTTTGAATGGGGAACAAATCCGTGCAGTGAAATCATTCTCCGACCATACCAATTTTGCAATCTTAGTGAATGTGTAGTGCGCCATGACGACACAAGAGAAACCCTTTTGTCTAAAGTACGCCTTGCCGCTATACTCGGAACAATACAAGCAACTTTTACCAAGTTCCCTTATCTGCGTAGGGTGTGGCAGAGAAATACGGAAGAAGAAAGATTACTCGGTGTGTCCCTTACAGGAATTTATGACAACCCGTTACTAACAACTCAAGGAGAAAAACTAAATGGTTTACTTACAGAGCTTCGAGAGGAGGCTAGACGAGCCAATGAGGAGTTTGCAGAGTTGCTTGGAATACCTAAGAGTGCTGCAATTACTTGCGTCAAGCCCAGTGGAACCGTCAGCCAGCTCGTTGATAGTGCTTCTGGAATCCACCCTCGACACGCTAAATACTACATACGAAGAGTTAGAGGAGATAAGAAAGACCCTCTCACCCAATTCTTAATTGAACAAGGAATCCCAAATGAAGCATGCGTCTACAAGCCCGACCAAACCGTCGTTTTTTCGTTCCCTATTAAAGCGCCAGCAGGCATTACAAGAAGCGATGTCACGCCTATTTCGCACCTTGAACTCTGGCTCACGTACCAAAGACACTGGTGTGAACACAAGCCCTCGGTCACCATTTCCGTTGAAGAAAAAGACTGGCCAGAAGTTGGAGCGTGGACATGGAAAAACTTTGACGAAATTAGCGGAGTTTCCTACCTCCCGTACGATGGCGGAACGTACCGCCAAGCCCCGTACGAAGAGTGCACCAAAGAAGTCTACAAAGAGCTCAAAGCCAGTCTCCCCCAAATCAACTGGGAAGAGTTCAAAGAAAACACAGACAACGTCGAAAGCGCGCAGCAGTTAGCATGCTCTGCGGGATCTTGCGAAATTTAAAGTTTTTCACTTGGTGGTGATGTTGGGGGTGGCTTGTACAGCATCCCCTTTTTTATGTTACAGTATTTATTCCGCCAATACGTTGGCTGCCTTAGGAGCATTTATGATTTACAGTATTGACTTTGAAACACGCAGCACCATCGATCTAACCAAACAAGGGCTAGACATTTACGCCAACGATGACACAACAGAAGTGTTGTGTATTGCGTTCGGCAACCCAACAACAGATTCCGTTATTGTTACAAAACCCAGAGTTGATCCTTCAAACGAAGACCTAATGTTTTTGTTAGCCCACGTCAAACGTGGCGGCAAAATCCAAGCATGGAACGCCATGTTCGAGTACGCCATCTGGAACTGCGTCTGTGTGCCTAAGTACGGCTGGCCGCCACTAAAACTGGAGCAGTGCATTGACTCTATGGCCATAGCAGCGGCCAACAACGTACCACAATCACTGGGCGATGCAGCCATCTTCATGGACGCAAACCAGCAGAAAGATACTCGTGGTAGGTATCTGATTCAGAAGCTGTGCAAGCCCACCAAAAAGGGTGAGTTTAATAATGACCCAGAACTGCTAAAAGAGCTGTTTGATTATTGCATGGGCGACGTACGCACAGAAATGGCCATAGGAGCCGTTTTAAGGCCCCTTACAGCCGACGAGCAGGATATCTGGACCCTCACCCAGCGGATTAACCTGCGAGGCGTTCCTGTGGACTATAATGAGCTCCACAACGCTGTCTTGGCTGTGGTAAGGGCACAGGATGCCATTGACAACGAATGCCTT